GCTCCCGCGTAAGACTTGGCGGGCTTGAGATACCGGAAGAAAATACGGGGCTTTTCCCGCGGGTGATATGCGGAGCGAACCCGGGTGGCATCGGGCACAACTGGGTAAAGGCAATGCTCGTTGATTTTGCGGCGCCCTACGAGATCAAGCGGGCCCCGCAAGAAGACGGCGGAATGCTCCGGCAGTTTATCCCGGCGTTGTTGTCGGACAACCCGACGCTGCAAAAGAACGATCCGGGGTACGCCGACAGACTAAAGGGCTTGCATGATGCGGCGCTTGTCCGGGCGATGCTCCGTGGCGACTGGGATATTGTCGCCGGCGGCGCTCTTGATGATGTCTGGAATCGTGATGTGCATGTGATCGCGCCGTTCAAGATTCCTGCGAGTTGGTACGTTGACCGCTCGTTTGACTGGGGCAGTACCAAACCGTTCAGCGTCGGTTGGTGGGCGGAGAGCGATGGTACCGAGGTCGAACTTGCCGACGGTAGAAAGTACACGTTTCCGCGCGGGTGGCTTTTCAGGATCGGCGAATGGTACGGCTGGAACGGGCAGCCGAATGAGGGATTGAGATTGACGGATCAGGCCATCGGCCAGGGAATCAAGGAGTACGAGGAGCATTTGAAAGAATCTCTCGGCCTCAAGGCGGTGAGTAGGGGACCGGCTGATACGTCGATCTTCGACGCCGACCCGGGCAAGGATTCGATTGCTCATGGGATCAACCAGGGATACTGGGGCAAGGCAACGCTTGCCAATAAGGACATATTCGTCGGAGCCGATAAGTCACCCGGTTCGCGGGTTCGCAGACTTCAGGCCCTCCGGCGCCGGCTGCAGGCCGCGCTTGTCGAGAGACCGGAGGAACCCGGTCTTTCGATTTTCGACACGTGCAATCAGTTTATCCGTACCGTGCCGGTATTGCCGAGGGATGCGAAGAACCCGGAAGACGTAGACACAAATGCTGAGGACCATGCGTACGACGATTGCTGTTATAGACTTTTGGCAGTTAAGAACGTCGCGCGACGCGTAAAAGTGGAGATGGTTTGATGTCAGTAACGCACGAACATAATGAATATACGGCGCACGCTAGCTGGTGGACCATGTATCGAGACGCGGCCGACGGCGAGCACGCAGTCAAGTCCCGGAGCGAAACATATCTTCCGCGTAAATCGGTCAAGCAAACGGACGCCGAATATACGGCATACAAACAACGCGCCATGTATTTTAATGCGACCGGGCGCACGGTTGACGGGCTTGTCGGTCTCATGTTTCGTAGGGATCCGGTTGTTGTCGTACCCGATACGATAGAGCCGATCCTCGAGGACGTGACACAAGACGGTGTCAGTTTCAACGAGCTTGTAAAGCATGTAGCCGCCGACATGGTGATCGTTGGCCGCGGCGGGGTTCTCGTTGATTTCCCGACGGTTGCGGGTGTCGATAATATGCGCGAGTACGCGATTTCGGGCGCCCGTCCTTATGCGACGTATTACCCGGCCGAATCGATTATTAACTGGGACGTGGCGTACATCGGCGGGCGGATCGTCCCGAGTCTTCTTGTACTGAAAGAGACGTATGGCACTATCGATCCGGGCGACGAATTCAAGAAAATAGTCAAGGATCAATACCGCGTACTCGATTTGGATGAAGGCAAATACAGACAACGGGTTTTTCGTAAATTGCTCGTTGACAATAGCAAGGGCGAAAGCTGGGTTGTTGTTGAAGAGTTTTGGCCGAAAATGACCGGGCGGCCGATGATGTATATCCCATTTGAGTTTTTCGGTCCGGTAGACGGTAGGGCGAAAGTACAGAAGAGCCCGATTGCCGATATTGCGACGGTCAATCTGAGCCACTATCGCACGATGGCCGACCTGGAAAACGGCCGGCATTGGTGTGGCTCCCCGACTCCCGTCTTTCTCGGCGAATTTGTAAGCGAGTCCGGCGATGATGTCACCGAGGTCCGGCTCGGCTCCGAGAACGGCATTCATATGGCCGCTGGATCAGATGCGAAGTTTCTTGAGTTCGCGGGTGCCGGACTCCTAGAACTCCGCATGGCCGATGAACAGAAACGCGAGATGATGGCTGTACTCGGTTCTCGCATATTGGCGCCCGAGAAAAAGCAGGTTGAAGCGGCCGAGACCGCGCGGATACACAGAGCGGGCGAGGAATCGACGCTGCAAGCAATCGCGCATTCGGTGAGCAAGTCGGCGAAACGCGTGCTTGAATATCTCCGCGACTGGGCGGGGGCTTCGGGTGACGTGTCGGTAGAGATCAATACCGATTTCGTGCCGGCCGAGATGACGCCGGAGGAATTGACGGCGGCGATGTTCGCATGGCAGGGCGGGGCGATCAGCTTCGCCGATCTTTTCCGGCTGTTGAAGCAGGGAGAGAAGATTCGTCCTGATAAAACGTTCGAAGAGCACGAGGCCGAGATCGAAGCCGAGGGGCCGAAGCTGGGGGTACTGTGAAAACTGAGAATTTCAAAATCCCGAAACAGATACAGCTCATGTGCCGCACGATAGACATCGTGTATGAGGCAGATCTTGGTGACAAGCATGATCTATGCGGGGCAGCTCGGTATCGGCAGGATCAAATTGCAATTCAAAAAAAAGTTGAAGGGTGCGAGGAGCGTTTCAACCATCAGGTGGAAACTTATTTTCACGAACTCATTCACTGGGTTTTTACGATGCTTGAGGAAACGGAATTAAATGCGAATGAAGCGCTCATTGAAAAAATGGGGAAGCTTTTGGCGCAAGCGGCATTATCAGCGGAGTACAAATGACCGTCAACGAGGACTTCCGCGACCAGGCAATTTCACATGCTCATTATTTGGAGCGGCTGAAAACCGGGGAAGTCAGGCGGATTATCAAGCTCATTAATGCCGTGGACAGAGAGCTTGTTGAAAAGATCGCGGCGCGCGGCGCGGAAGACGAGACATTTACCAAAGCCAGACTTGAAGCGATCTTGCGCGACGTTCGGGCGATCAACGAGGAGGCGGTAGCCATATTGGAGCGCGGACTGAAGGGAAGCGTTGAGGATTTGGCAAAATACGAGGCCGGATTCCAGGCGCGGCGATTAGAGAAGACGATCCCGTTTCACTGGAATATCACGCAACCGTCGCCGCAACAATTGTTGACGGCGGTGCTCAATAGGCCGTTTGAAAACGCGCTGTTTGCCGATCACCTTGGTGATATTCGCAATGGTCGACGCAAGCTGATCGAGGGTGCACTGAGAATGGGCCAGGTTGAGGGACAGACAGTACAGCAAATTGCGCGCCGTATTCGGGGCACGAGAGCGGCGAATTATGAAGACGGGATTCTGGCCGGCCCGCGGCGTCAAATTGAATCGCTGGTACGGACTTCGCTCAATCATGCGTCGTCTGTTTCGCGCGAGAGGACGTATGCCGAGAACAGCGACCTGATAAGCGGCGTGCAATGGGTATCAACCCTAGATGACCGCACCACGCTTATTTGTGCTGAGCTTGACGGAAAAGTATTCCCGATAGACGAGGGGCCCAGGCCACCCGCGCATTTTTCTTGCAGGTCTACCACGGTCCCGGTGACAAAGAGCTTCCGAGAACTTGGCATCGATCTTGATGAAGCCAAGCCCGGAACACGCGCAAGCATGAATGGCCAGGTATCGGAAAAGGAAACATACGCCGCGTGGTTGAAAAAGCAGAACGCGGCAACACAACGCGAAGTACTCGGCGCCCGGCGCTACGAGATGTATAAAGCCGGTACGCCGATAGATCGATTCGTCCGGGATGGGCGAGTGCTGACAATAAAGGAACTCGAGCGGCGCGAAGAATCCGTCGCATAAAACAAATTCACGCGGCGGGACGCCGCAAGGACCGGGACGGTCCATAGGGGGCACGATGGAAGCCGATAAACTCAAAGAGATTTTGGGTATCGAAGGCGACGAGCAGAATGAGAAGATCGAGGCTGCGATAGCCGCGATTAACGAAGAGACGGCGGGACTGGTCACCACAAAAGACAAGCTGAGACAGCAAGTCAAAGACCTTGATAAACGCCTCAAGTCCTATAAGGACATCGACCTTGAGGAAATCGAGGAAATGAAGACCGAGCTTGTAACGCTGCGAGAAGCAGCGGAAGCGGCGGCCAAGGGTGGCGACGGCAAGCTTACGGCCGAGGAACAGAAAGAGCTCAATCAATTGAGACGCGACAACAAGAAATTGGCCGAAGAAAACGCATCCGAACGTAAGGCGCGTGAAGACGTGACCGGAAAGTACCACGGATCGCTCAAGGAACGAGCGCTTCGTGCTGCTATCAAAAAGGTCAACGTCAAGCCCGAGGCCGAGGACATCATTTATCAGGCATTCGCCAATGTGGCGACAGTTGAAGATGTCGACGGCGAGACCGTCATACAGCTCAAGAACAAAGACGGCTTGAATTTGCCTCCGGAAGAATATTTCACGGACTGGGCGAAAACAGATGCCGCTAAAGAATTCATCAAGCCGCCGGATAATTCCGGTGGAAACGCCAGGGGCGGCTCTGGCACGGGCTCCGGAAAGACCATGCGTCTTACGGAATTCAATCAACTTTCACCGGCCGAGCAGATGGCCTTCATGACCGAAAAGCACGGCCAGGTGATCGATTAACATGAGGTAACAAAAATGGGTAACACTCTCACTTATCTTTTGCCGACGATTTATGCGGGATTGAATAGGGTATCCCGTGAGATGGTCGGCTTCATTCCGGCGGTTAGCCGGGATACCGGTTTGCAGAAAGCGGTTGTAGGGCAGACGGTTCGCTGGCCGGTAGCTCCCGCCAATACCGCCGACGCGCTGACTCCTGCATATATTGGTCCGAACGCCACGGCGCAGACAATCGGAAGCGGCAATATCACGCTCTCGAAACTTTACGGGGCTTCGTTCCCGTGGACCGGCGAGGAAATTGCCGGCGGGCGGCAGGCGGGCTGGATCGATCAGCTCATGGCTCAGCAGTTCGAGCAGATTTTCCGCTCTATCGTCAATCAGATCGAGGCGGACCTGGCAGGGCTGTACAAGTACGGCTCTCGTGCTTGTCTGACTTCGGGGCTTACGCTTTTTGACGAGACCGACAAGCTCAATGCCTTCGCGCAGCTCAACCGGATATTGAACGACAACGGAGCGGGCGGAGACAGGCACGTTGTACTTTCCAACTCGGCCTGGGCGGCGCTCGAGGGCTCCGATTCGATGAACAAGGTCAACGAGGCCGGGACCGATGTGACGGCGCGGGAAGGGTATTTTGCGCGGACTCACGGGTTCCAAGTACACCAATCCGGCGGAATCAGCGCCCATACAAACGGCGACTTTACGGCTCCTGTGGTAACGACTCTTGCCGAGGACGGTACCGCCATCGTGGGAACCGATCTTGACGACCTGCTTGACGGCGACCTGATCAAGATCGCCACCGACGACAACAACATCTACGTATTGCAGGATGCAACGAGCGCGGTGGCTGCAGTTATCAACTCTCCGGGATCGAAGGTCGCGCATGCCGCGGCGACCGACGCCATTTCCGAAGTCATCACCGACTACTACATCCCGAACATGGCCTTTACCCGCGATGCGATCGCTTTGGTAGCCCGCGTGCCGAACGAGCCGGAAGGTGGCGACATGGCGTCAGAGGTCCAGGTTGTTGTCGATCCCAAATCGGGTATCCCATTCAGGGTTGCGAAATATCGGCAATATCATCAGGTGAGCTATGAAGTCTCCGCCGTTTGGGGCGCCGCGATAGTCAAGTCCGACAACCTGGCTATTCTCGCCGAAGCAGTTTAAGGGGGATTGAAATGGCAAAAAGAAAAACTGACGGCTACGGTAATTACGTAGCCGATTCGACGGACCTCGATATCATTCTTGGTTCGCTTCCGCCCATAAGGGGCACCTGGTATTTCGTCGATCCGACTTCCGGGGCGGCCGCTAACAACGGCCTTTCTCCCGGAGGCGCGAAGGCGAGTATTGAAAGCGCTTATGCTCTGTGTACCAGTGGAGCCGGTGACGGTATTGTCGTTATGTCGGCAGGTACGACTTCCGCGGGAACGACCTCGTATCTCACCGATACGATCACCTGGAGCAAGCACGGTATCACCGTTGTTGGATTGTGCGCCGGTGGTTATTACAACCAGCGCGCGCGGATTTCGACTGCTGAGGATATCGTCTACCTCATCAACATCACCGGGAGTAATAACCGTTTCTACAACTTGTCGTTCTACAACGGACCGACCACGGTCAGCGCCCAGCATGCAGCGGTGAAACTTTCCGGC